GGCGTACGTGTTCTGGTCGGTCTGCGCCGACACGGTCGTGCCGATGTCCTGGTCGACCGTGCGGTCCCAGATCATCACGGTCCGCATCGTCGCGGTCAGTGTGTCAGCCATCGAAAAGCCCCATCTCGATGGCCTGACGGGCGACCGACGGCTTTACGCCAAGACGGAACGCGGCGAGGGCGATGTCCTCGGGCGACAATCGGGGGGGCTTCTTGCTCGTGAGCTTGCCCCACGTCTGCTGCGTCGGCGTGTAGACCGCGGCCAGCGACAGAGCGTCGGACGGCGACGGGATCGCCTCGCGTTGGCCGCTGCGGTGCCTGTAGTGCGCGATCACGCTGCCGTCCTCCATGCCGTCACGGTACGGCAGGACGGCGGTCAGTCGGCAGGGGTTATGGACGCTCGGACTCGCGGTACAGAACCAGGGCGATGATGCTGTAGGCGGCCATATCGAGAAGGGTGTCAGGGATGCCGTCAAACTCGACCTTCCCACGGCGAAAGTAGGCCCGCAGGCGGTGCATCTTGTCGGCCAGCCTGATCACGCATCCCGCCCACGCCGGCACGTGCACGTAGTCGGCGCTCGTGCGAATGTTTGAAAGCGCGTCCTCGTCGACGCCGTAATCGAGCGTCTTGCGCAGGTGCAGATCACGCAGCTCGTCGAGCACGGCGAGAAACTCGGCGGAGCCCGGGCGCAGCGAAGCCTCGCGTGCGAGCCGTGCCGGCTTGGCGTCCTCGACTGTCTGCTTCCAGCCGGCGGCCGCCGCACGCAGCTCGGCCTCGCCTCGCAGGATGTAGTCCACCGGGATCGTGCGGCCGCCGTCGCAACAGGTCGCCGGGTCCGACAGCACGCTCGCCGCCGCGGCCTGCGCCGGCGGACAGCCCGCCAGCGACGCTGCCATGCCCTCGTGTCGTGCCGTCACGGCCGCCCGCAGGGCAGCGTTCTCCTCGTCCAGTGTCACCGTCGTCCTCCTGGTGGTGGTCCAGATACGTGCATGCTCGACAGCCCGCCGCCGCGCTCGTACACGAACAACTCCATCGCCTGCCTGTTGCCCACGAAGCCCTGCTGTGCGTGCCACTCGTCCGGCGGACACAGGGCCGGGGCCACCCGCACGAGCACGCCGTCGATCGTCTCGATCGGCCGACTCCACTCGGCGGATTGCTGGTGGTAGTGCCCGGTGTGGATCTCGCGGTAGGGGCACTGGCTCCACAATTCCGCCGCCTCGAGCGCCATGAGCTGCGGCAGCCGCTTTTTGGCCCGGTGGCCGTGGCAGAAGCCGAGCAGGTTGCCGGCGTGGTGCAGGTACTTGCGTGGCGTGAACGTGTCCTCGACCCGCACCCGGCGGTCCTTGCGGAAACGTTCCTGCAGGATCCGCAGCCACGCCCAGGTCAGCGTTTCGTCGTGGTTGCCGTGCACCGTGAGCGTGTCGGTCGGGGCGATGTCGCCGGCCAGGTCCACGACACGCAGCAGCTCGTCGGTGCCGATCTGGATCATTTTCTGGAGCCGGCCGTCCCGCTCGAGCGGCGTGCCGCTCGTCGTGGTGCCGCTCGGCGTGTCGTAGTGGTACACGTCGCCGAGCGTTGCCACGGTCAGCCGGCTCGGACGTAGCGTTGCGGCAATCGACAGCAGCTCCTGCGACGCCTCACGGATGAGCGTCGCCGCGATGCCGAGGTCGTAGTCCTGCTGGCCGGTCGTGCGAGCCCACGCATACTTGCCGAAGTGCGGGTCCGCGATGACGAGCACCGCCCAGCGGTCGCCCTTTACGGACTTGGTCTTCGGCCGGGACGGCCGCACGATGTCTCGGCTGGCCGCAGCGATCATCGCCTCGACGACCTCGCGCACGCCCGGGCCTGGTCGCGGCTTGAGCCGCACGAAGACACGAAACAGCTCGGTCACCACCGGCTGGCCGGTCGCCCGGTCGACGGACATCCCTTCCCACTTCGTGGCCTCCGAGGCCGCGACCTCGTACCGGGTCATGTCGGCCTCGATGTGCCGCAGGAGGTCCTCGACCGTGCGGATCGTGCGCGAGACGCTGCGGGCCTCGACGGTGTCGCCGTCGGTGCGCTGCGTGATCTGCTCGGCGTCCTTGCCATGCGGCACGTCGGCTGCCGCCTCGGCCAGGACGGCGTCGGCTAGTGGCTTCGTCGTCCGATCCACGCCTCGACTCCTTGGATGCCGCAGATGTCGTGGCCGAGCTTTTGGCACACGGTGACGATGGCACGGGCGAGCGCCCGCTTGTGCATGTTGACTTCGCCTGCCAGCCACCGATCCCGCAGCTCCTCGAGCTGCCGCAGGTCGTCCTCCGGTAGCCGCATGTACCACGGCGCGTACCCGGGGCCTTTGTTCGCCGCGACGGCAAGCACCTGGTCGATGATCGACGGCGTGTCGTCACTCGTCACGGCGATACCCCTCCTGCTCGAGGACGGTGGTCAGCATGCCGGCAAACTCCTGGACACTCTCTTCTGAGATGTCCGGCCACCTCGCGTGGATCAGCTCGTGGAGGAGCGTGTCCAGGTAGTCGGTGCCGGTCAGGCGTGCGTCGACCTTGATCGTGCGCGTGGCGTAGTCGCACAGGCCGTAGAGATTGCGCAGCCGCGCCCGGACGATGTGCCACTTGGCACCGGCGATCTCGATCGTCCGCTGTCGCCTCGCCATGGCACCACCCTACCTGAGATGGGCGGCGGCCAGCCCCGGGTGTGGCGTGTCAGGAAGCCGTGTTGCCAGCGTTGCTGGCGGCGCGTCTGGCATTGCGTATGGCACGCCTCACGAGCAGCCGGCCGACCACGTCGAGAAACGGCAGGCCGCGGGCCTCGGCCTCTGCACGCATGACGGCGACGACTTCCTCGACGCGCTCGGGCCTTGAGCATTCGTCCACGCCCCATGCGTCCATCTGGGCGGCTTTCGCTCGGCACTGGCAGGTCGGCGTCGGCTCGATGCCAAATCGCTTCAGGAGCTTGGAGAGTTCGGTGCCGGGGCCGCCCAGCACTGCCTGCTCCCCGTGATGGAGTCGCCATTGAGCCGCAGAGTCGCCGTCACTGGCGTCTGCAAAAGAGAGAGGCAGGGTCTCATTTAGTAGATTTTGTTCGAGAACAACATACAGATCGCGCCGCAACAGTTCGTCTGCGTTGCGTTTCATCTAACCACACCCGCAAAGAAAAATCATCATACCGGAGACTTCGCATCCCGTTGGCACGGTTCCGTTGCACACCGGATCATCAACCGGATGGGCGACAAACTTTCTTGTGCATGGGGCATTCAATGATCCCCTAGTTCGTCTTGAGCAGGCGCTATCGTTGAATTCAGCGCCTCCGTTAACAGTAGCTGTTTCCCAGTGGACCGAGTTGTCGTTGAATACGGCCCCTCCGTTAACGGTGCCTTCGTTTACGGAGGTGTTGTTGAAAGTCGCAAACCCGTTGACCAATCCGTTTGTTGGGATTCCAAACGAAGACCAATTAGAGCTGTTGTCGTAAAAGATTGCATTTCCGTTGACAGTGCCTTCGTTGAATGCACGAGAAGATGGCGAAGCGTCTGGATTTCCATTAAACGTCGCCAATCCGTTGACTGTGGCAAAGTTTCTTGCAGGAACGTTGAATGTTGCGCCGCCGTTTAGGGTGCCCCTGTTCAAAGTAAAAAAAACACTCCCTCCATCTGGACTGTCGTGTGCTGGAACGGTCGCGGTAAGCGTTGAGTTTTGCACAAACTCGCCGCTCCAGAAGTATGCCGACCGCACCGTGACTGGCCCAGTCAACACTGTACTTAGGTTGGAGTAAACGTGGATAATAGCGTCGCTAGGAGGCAGTCGGGTTGCACGCTTGTCGAAAAACTGGGCCGAGCCGCCGGAAAAAGGTGTGTTGGTTTTGCTTGAATACCAGTTGCACAGATTGCCGTAGTCTTGCTGCTCGGCAATTGTTGCATTGCCGCCTGCCCTGCTCGTTGATGCAGAACCAAAAAAGAACCAAGTGTTGCCGCTCTCATTTCCGGGGTTTGGTGTAAAAGTCCACACTATCGCGTCAACGCTACTACCAGCGGATCTCCAATTTCCACTAGGCACCCATGTGCCTTCGTTCTGTGGATCCGTTCTGTCTTTGCCGTCGGCAGGGCAGTTGCCGCCGCAACAGGGATTGCACGAGCTGCCGAGCATCACGCACACTCCGCCGCAATCAATACCCACGTGCTGTCAATCAACGCGCACGCCACCCGCCGCGTGCCGCTGGATACGGTTACCGTGGCAAAGTAGTTAGTGGCCGTGAACGTGGTTGCAGGTGATAGCGCCGTGCCGTCGCCGGCCTGTTGCGTCACCGTGGCAGTGGCGCCTTTGCTCCACGTTGCGGCGACGGTTCCCAGTCGCACGGTCCCCCTCCCGGCGCCAATCCGCACTAGTGCCCATTTGTCCGCACCAGTCCCGGACTCCTTGTAAATGATGGCCGCACCGTTTCCGCCGCTCTGCAACTCGGACGTCGATGCCTTAGGGCCGGCCGTCGCGTCCGCCGTGTTGCGTACCTCGAGCTTGACCTGAACAAGGCCATCCACAGCCAGCCTGCCGATTGCGTTATTGGCGATTGGCTCCACGGCGACGCCAAACAAATCGTTGGTCGACGTGGTTGGCGTGCTGCCCCTCAGGACAGGTGATTGCTCGTACTGGGCCGTGGCCGGCCCAGTAACGCCAGTTGGTGCGACCTCCAGCCCGGTGATCGCCAGCACGCCCCAGCGTGGCACGGTCTGGCCGCTGACGTTTTTGCACGGCAGTGCCGTGTACGGGGCACTGCCATAGATCGGGCCATCTGCGTCGAACCCGTCGCGCTGACCAAGAACGACGTCCGCCGCATCCTGCGCGCGGTTCCACGCGCCGGCCGAAAACGCCGTCCGCACAGGCTGCCCTGGCTCGACCCGGCCGTCACGACGAGTAGGCACTAGGTGACTCCGATTCCAAGCAAACTAAAGTCGGCCTCGGGGTAGACCTGATTGACGTACACGTGCGTGGGCCGCTTTAACAGAGTCGCGTCAACGACTTGATCCCAGTACCTCACCCACAGGTATTCATGGCCCTTTTTCTCAATGCCAGTGATGCTGCCAATGGTAAGGGTCGGCAGCGTCGTGCCGTCTGCATTGGGTGACGCCACAAACTTGAACGATAGCGACCACGGACTATTGCCCTTTTCCTCGTCCCAATCCTGTGAGCCGTTCGCTCCCATAAACAAGACCTCGCCGGCCCGGAAGCTACGAAACGCCTGGTTGTTCGTGGTGCCTGTCAAGCTGGACACGATCTTGACGTAATCGTCAGTGATGTACTGGTGCGGCACGTCATAGCTTTCAGTCCATTGAAGCGCTGGTACGACAATGTCCACACCTTGGACAGTGTCGCCGTCGACGCCAATTGCGCCTTGCTGGTCTGGTGCCGGTGAGTCTCCACCGACTGGGTATCGCTTTTCTTGCGACGTAGTGCGGCCGCCAAGGGCTGAGCCAGCACCATACGACGGCTGCTGCGAAATGTGCGTCGTTGCGCCGCTGGTGTCGAAGGACCTCGACCGACGGATCGGTTGGGGTTGCGTGTCATCGTCCGCGCC